CATAATCAAACCAAGCGGTAGGTGCAGAGAACGCCATAATTAGCAGTGCCACTCAGCACCACGTTCAGCTTGTCTCCTGCCGTGGTATCAAACAATCCCAAGTCATTGCCCATGGTTACAGTGCTTCCCGATGGCACCCGGAACCGTGGCGTCAGATTGCCACTGGCGCCCGTCTGGAACCGGAGGGAGCATGGCGCATCAGCCGTAAGGGCCAGTCCCAACACCCTCACTCTATAGCCGCTCACAGCCGCCACTACGTCTGCACTAGCCGCGCCATCAACTTGAGCACTTAACAGCCCAAAGGCTACAGTGTCGTGAACAGTGGAATAGGGAGAACTCGCAGTGCCACTCCCTGCCGCATTGATATAGGCATCATTGCCATTTGCATCACGACCGTAGAGAGGAGGCATAATCTTTCGCTATCAATGCTGATTGTAACAAGCCTATGGATCAAAAGCTCGTTTCACCTTGAAAGCGAAACTGGTGCGATTGGGACCTTCATAGCTGGCATTCCAGGTGAAAGGATCAAGACGGTATTTGTAAGGCTGAGTGTCGCTGCCAATCCGGCTCCAGAAATAAGAGCCATTAAGATTGGACAGGGCGGTATCAAGAGCTTGAGCATGGCTGTCAGTTAGTGGGACCGTAGTAATGTCATAAGCCTGCCCCCTTGGATTGATGCCATCGCTACTGATTTGCTCATAGCCATCACCAAATCCGGCACGCCTTATTCTCAGCGTAGCGCTACCCTGTACTGTAGCTTCGTAGGCTTCAGGAAAATAACGTTTTGCTGTGAAGGACACAATGTTGGCATTGGGACCAATCGTTTGCCACGACCATTCGTCAGGTTCAAGGCGATAATAATGTGGCACCTTATCCATGAAGAACTGGGACACAAACAGCCCACCATTCAGTCCTGCCAGTTTCTCGTCTAGCTTGGCCGCTGCTGCATCAGAAATGGGGACGGTTTTGATTTCGTATTGACGCCCTTCCTTGAATACTTCCGCTGGAGTGGTGCCAGACGATTGCGCAATCGTAAAAACACGCGCTTGATATTCCTTCCTTACCGTCAGGCCATACTCTACGCCTAGCGAAAGAACAACAGTCATTAGACGATGGCCAAAAGGAAAACGTTGGTGGGCTCCTTAAACAAAGCCTCCATTCCCATGATAGGCCGCAAGCCAGTCGTCGCAAAGCCAGTCTTGTCGCCATTCACCAATACGCTCTGCACTCTCACTTGTAGCTCATAAGCGTCTTCTAATGTCACATCAATCGAAGGGCTGGTCACTTCGCCAACACGCTCAAAATCGTCAGTGAGGCGATAGCGACGCTCAACAATGTAACTGCCAATCCTCGGATCCACAATGCTTGCGGCCCATACTGCACCAGGCAGCACGTTAGACAGGATCGTATAAGGCAGAAACGATGGAGGCTGCCAAGTGATTGTGACGGTTTTCATTGTGCCTTAATCGTGAATCCAATGTCGCTGGCCGCTACTGCAAGATTGTCCGTGTCGTGGCGACGTACGGCAGCCCGTTGTGCTGATGCTGGACTGCCTTGCCCATTATTGACATAATCGTACTTGGCTTCATCGTATCGAATGGCCACAACATCATAGGATTTATCGGCACCTTCCTTGACGGACTGCACCTTATAGGCCCTAAACGTAGAATCAGAACGCCCACGAGCAATGAGCCAATTCTGCTGAGAAGTGGGAAGCAATGGAAAGGGCTGTGCGGTGGTAATCGTACGGCCAACGATTGACGCAATAGGCAAACGCTGCGCTACGCCAGTGCTGCCATAAGTCCAGAGGCTATAGTCTGTAAGTCCACTTGGTAAGTCCCCATCAATAACGATCGAAGAGGCGGCAGCGCTAACAATTCGCCCGCCAAGACGAGAACCATGTTTCAATGGGTCGGCAATCAGGATGGGATCACCTGGCAGCAGCAAAGCCCCTTCACTAGACAGCGAAAACGATACGGTTTCACCATTGGCTAAATTGGTGGCCAGAAAATACCTCCCCGCTCGCTCAGCCTGCTGAATGGTGGTGGCTCCAAAAGCTCGGATTTCGGCTAGCCGATAGCCATAGCGGGCAATAGCGTCACGATCTTCCACTAATACTTTCTTTTCGGTGAAGAAGTCGCGCTCATCATTGTAACTAACTTGCACGGCAGTTTGTCGTGCCGCTCTTGCAGTGCCTTCGTAGCGAAATGCTGGAGTTGTGATTTCTCCATCGCTCTCTTCTTGTACGACATTAGCCTCAGAGAACAACTTAAAGTCCTCGTCGCTAACCACATCATCAACAGTCAAGAAGATGGAATTACCAGCATAAAAAGCCTGCGACTGGAACATTGACGCAACATTCTGCACCACCTCATAGGAATCAGCATCGCTATCCAGATAGGCATTGAATCGCACGTTATTGCGGTCGCAATAGTCAGCGGCTTTCTTGAACGCAGCTAGGCTCGCATTGTTCATTTTGATGCCTGGCTGATTCACTACTGTTCCAGTACCAGCAAGCGTATAGGACCTTCCGCCAAGGCCAAAGCGGGGATTGGTGAGCATGTCCAGCAGCACGTACGCTGGATTGTTGCTGTATTCGTACGAAACGTTAAGAGAGGAGTCAATGGTGGGGACAATACGCCCTTCGGCCAAGATGCCAATTTGCGGAATACTGGTGAAGTCCGTCGTGTTGAACTCCAGTGCCAGCAGCGCAGAAGTGGGATACAGCAGCCTTTCGTCCCATTCCACATCAGCACTCACCCATTGAAAATCTCCCTTGGTCAAGTTGACTTGAGTGCTACTTGTCTTTCCAGTGGTGATGCTGGTTTCTTGTCCCACGGGAATTGGCGTGTCAATACGTTGTACTGACAATGAGATTGGCATGTCTCGGCCTGTGCAATCATACGAAATGTTGCGAATCTTAGTGGCCAAGGCTGGCCCAGCCTCGTAATAGTTATCGTCCCTAAATGGCACGCCATTGGCAAGTAGCTTCACGTTCCATCCAATAGGTGTCCAAGTGATGTCACTACTGCCATTGATCGGCAAGTACGAAATCTTGGTTACAACGTCATTATTGGTGTTAATACCAGTGGTTCGCGTGACTTGGGCATACACTGGACCATAGCGAAATCTAAGCCTAATTCGATCTGCATACTTTTGAGTGAAACTGCGAACTGTTGGTGCATAATTGCCTGCCACAAAGTCCTGCTGCACTGGAATGTGAAAACCAGCACTTTTGACCAACGTAATGTAGTCACCACCAGAAGATTGATTACCGTCAACAAATTGCGCGTTATAGCCAGCAAAACCAGAGAATCTCGCGCCATTAACGTAAACATTATCTGCAATCGGACCAATACCAACAAAGCCTTTGATTGGCCCTTCTGATACCAGCCCCAGCCAGTAGCCCTTATTGTCATCCGAAACGTAAGATGACAATACAGGCGCACTCCTCACCAGATACCTTCCATAGAGCACTGGAATTGGCACACCTTGAGACGTGGTATCGGAGGCACGATCAAACACCACTGCATCCGTGTCCTTGCGCTCTCCAGAACTACTGGTCTTACGCTGCGGCACTCCAGGCGTAAGGGCCTGCACAATGCCTCCGAGGACCATGGAGCCGCCCAAGGTGAAGAGGCCGCTCTTAATTAACGCAGCAGCAGTACCAGCCGCTGCAGGGGCCAGCAGGAAGGACGTGGCCACTAACGCTGCACCAATCAGAATCTTGCCCAGGCTGCCGCCAAAGAAGCCTCCAGGTGCTGCACCACTAATAATGGGCACCAGCACCATTTCGCTGCATTGCATGTTTAGTTGACCATATTCAATGCCCTGCTCCCAATGGTTCGTCAGCACTTGCCAGTAGATGCCATGCTCATGGCTTACTGTTAAGAAATTACGAAAACCTGGCACCAGAATTGACAGGGATTGCAACGCCTCTTGTGGTGTGCGTACATTAAGGCTATGCTCCGCCCCAAACCGTTCGCCAGCAATGCCCTTGAGAACGATTTTCATTATTGGCTGATTTTCTCAATTCGTGAAAAACTACCGTCTTCACTAAGTATCTCCACTGTATCAGTGGCAACGATGTAGACGATGGAGGGAATACGAAGGAACTTGGCCATTTGCAAGTCCTGCTCACTAAAGCCTTGCTCTCCTTCTGGATGGCTGTGATAAAAACCCTCCACGTCATAATCAAGCCAAACCATTGGGTCCATCTCAAAGCGTTTGGTTGGCCATGGGGAAGTGTTAATACATGGGATGGCCATTTCATGCGCCAGCACGCCACACGCCTCATTTGGTGCTGCCTCTTGCCCATGGACTGCAATGGCTTTAAGAATGGTCGGTGTAATCTCCATGATCAAACCTGTGCCGTAGGGAATCCCCCAAACCGCAATCGTAGCCCAGCATTGCCAAACCTACGCTCGCACGCTTCTAAGCTTTTGTTGCAAGTGGTTTCGCCAGTAGGCTCTGCTCCTGCCCATTGACACTCTGGACCGCGATAAACAAACGGGCAATAGTTGGCATAAATCCGTCGTCGTGGAATTGTTAGCCCCTCATTGTCAAACACAGAGGCCAGTTCCCAAGTGATCGTCAACTTGGTTTCTTCTACCTTGCGATTGATGTACCATTCATCTGGCGCATGATGGGCACTCGCGTCATAAGAGCTTTGCACAGTTCCACCACCAATACGTCGGACAAACTTGGCATAAGTAGAAAGACGCACAAAACGAAATCCAAGCAAGTCGTCGTAGCTTTCTGAAAGAATGGTGAAAGCGCGGTCAACATTGGCGATAGTGAGCGATGGAGAGGGGAGGCGGTTACTGCCAGTTAGCTCAAAGCCAGTGGCAGAAATTGGCACTGGAAGATAAGTGCGAAGTGTGCCACCATCGTCCACGTATTCAATGGTCTGGCCGCCAGATTGCTCGGGACTGACAAGATACTGAATGGCGGGACCTGCGCCGGGGAACACAGCAGATCCATCAATGATGAAAAGGTCTAGGCGAGTGTCCTCGACAAGACTCCGAGCTTCGTTGATGATGCCACTAGGAGCAAGCGTCATTGGCGATACAGGAGTCCTCCAGGCCGTTGTTCGCTAAGGATAGCTTGCTTAACGGCTTTATCTAGCACTCCAGCGAGCTTATTGCCTTGATCGCCAGTGATTTGCGATTCGGCAGTGGCACCAGTGGAAGAATTGTTGATGACAACATTGATGGGGCTATTGTAAGTGGATCCTACACTTCCACGTAAGTCCACTGGCACTGCGCGATTATTCGGCATTGGAATGATGGCTTCGTTGTAGCGTCCCTCGCCAATGAGTCCCAGAGTGGGGCCAGTAGCAATACCGCCATTGGCAAACTTGAAAACCTTTTGATTGCCAAGCGCAAACCGCGAAGTGTCGATGCCAGTGTCAGTTGTGAACCGCTCTGCATTTGGGCTGGCACTCCCGCCTATCAATGTTGCACCAAAGCCAGCAACTTGCATGAGCCACCCAACAGCCCTATTGACAAAAGCACGGGTCATTTCATTGATAATTGCATTTGCAAGTTGCTTGAAAGCATCCTGTAGCGTTTTTACGGAGTCTTGAAGTGTCCCAGAGAAATTACTCCAATCCGCAGTCATATTCACAATGGCATTACCCAGTGTTGAATTGAGTGTTTCCCCAAGGCTGGTGAATTGAGATTTAATCCGTTCATCCCCTTCCACGTCCATGAGAACCTTGGCAAACCTTGAGGCTTTCCCTGGATCGGAAATGCCTTCCAGCATTAGTTCCGCGGTTTTGGTTTGTATGCCAGGTGTTGCTCGTATTAACACGCTTCTCTTAGCTATGTCCAGATTAGTTCTAAGCGCAGCCTCTTCTTCCTTGTTCTTGGCTATTTCCCGATCAGACAGCACCAATCTTTTGCTTAATTCGTCATTAAGTTTGGCGGCAAACTTTGTCAAAGTTTCATACTGCTTTAAGCTAAGGTCGCCATTGGCCAGGCTTTCCTTGTATGATTCCTTCTCTTGCGCAATCCTCTTTTGCGCTTTTTCTACTGACTGCCTAGCAATGGCAAGCGATTCAATCAACGCCGGATTAACTCCATCGTGCAGAAGATTTGCTTGAGTCTTAGTGAGAGCATTTTGCTCATCGGCTGTTTTTTTAGCTTGCTCCAATGGGTCTAGCAATTCATCGTACTCTTTTCTCAAGTTTGCAATGCGAGCTTGAGCCAACCTGTCGCTTTCGATGCCTGCTTGTTGCCGCTCCGTAGCACGCATTCGCTCCATCTCTGCTGTTGGAGGAGTTGCGCCTGGCCTAGGTCCAATGATTAGCCTTCCGCTAGCATCTTTTCCCGTGATGCCATAGGGATGCGCAGTGTATTGCCTGTTGTCAGCGGGATAGATTTTCTGAGACTCGGGGACTGGCTTGCTTTGTGCTTGCGCCATCACCCAGTTAGGCAAATCAGGACCGCCTTGGCCCAATGGCTTAGGCTTATTTGCGGAAGGGGATGGCTTGCTAATGCCGCTTAACTTATCCATCTGATCTTGCAGTCTTTGTATTTCAGGGATTACTTCTCCCATGTCAGATGTTGGGTGTAATCCCATGCGTACACGAAATGTCATTAACGACAACTTTTGATACTGTAATACAACTTGCTGCGTTGTTTGAGCAAGAGTCTTTCCAACGTCAACTGATGCTTTTGTTAAAAGCCTAGACACGTTTTTTGTGTGCTCTTCCCCAATGTTTTTAACCCTTTTGGCATGTTCTTCTGCACGCTTATTGATGTCCTCTGCGTTTTGCTTGCGGATTTTATCAAGATCCTTTTGACGCTTTTCTTGCTTAGTAATCTGATCTTCCTCTAATCGCAACACGGCCTCCCTGTCTGTGCGCACTTGCTTGCTAAATGCTCGCACCTTCTCTGCAACGGTAACGTCTTCGCCTCTTGCTTTGGCCAGCAGAATCTGCTCTTGTTCAGCTATGTCATAATTATCTTGCTC